TATTTTGATTCTAAAGTCAACGATAAGTTCTACTTTAATCCAAATGAGTCTGTTGGTGTTGGTACAGTTGTTGGTGTAGGAACATCAGTTAATTATACCAAGGGTGAAATTTTAGAAGTAATTTCAATACCTTCTCAAGGCATATATCTACCAAACCACCCATTCAAAACGAATCAAGCAATAACTTTTACAAAACCAACAGCTGGATTAGCCTTAACAGTGTCTAATTCCTCTGGAGGTTCTACTTTTAATTTACCAGATACTGGAAATTCTCAAACAGTTTATGTAATTAATAAATCAAAAGATTATATTGGCATTGTAACTCAAGTTGGATTGACAACAACATCTAATGGTCTGTTTTTTGTTAATAACGGATCGGATTTATTTGATTATTTGTTTGAATCTAATTTCACACAGGTAACTGGAACAGCACAAAAAATTACTACTACAGTATCTGTTTCAACTGCTCACTCTTTAGTAAATGGTGATGAAATAAATCTCCAAGTAAATCCAGATCAATCAGTTGGAATTGGAACTTCTGGTTCTGTGAAGGTTGTCTACAATCAATTAAGAAATCAAATTTTGATAGATCCTGTAGGATTCTCATCTTCATCTGTAGATTTAGTGAATAATAAGATCACAATCAATTCGCACCGATTAAAAACTGGAGATAAAGTATTTTACAATTCCAATCTAGTTTCTAGTGGATTAAGCACGGGAGAATACTTTGTTTATAAAGTAGATTCTAATAATATTAAACTAACGGAAACCTATTCCGATGCAGTTAAATACCCACCAACAATTGTCAGTCTTGGGTCAACTGGTGGATCTAACCATCAATTATCATTGATAAATCCAGAAATATCAGTTATAAAAAACAATAATCTTGTTTTTGATCTTTCAGATTCTTCTCTGTCTGGATATAAATTTAAACTATTCTACGACTCAACATTCAATAATGAATTTGTATCTACAGGATCTACAGAAACATTCTTAGTTTCTGGAGTGGGAACCGTTGGAGTCTCAACGAATGCGACATTGACATTAAATTATTCTTCAAATAATCCAACAAATCTATTTTATACTTTAGAAAAAGCAGGATACATTAGCACATCCGATACTGATGTGTTCAATCATTCTCAAATAACATATGTTGATAGTGTTTATAAAAACAAATATAGTGTTTTTGGAGTTGGAACAACAACATTTAATGTATCACTAAAAGAGATTCCAGAGTCTTTAGAATATAATACATCAAACACTGAAATTTTAAAGTATTCAACAAATTCTTTAACTGCTAGAGGTGGTGTTGATTCGCTTCAAATAACCTTTGGTGGTTTTGGATATAAAAAATTACCAACTTTTGTAAGTATAGCATCTACTCAGGGTATTAATGCCAAAATTTTACCAAAATCTAGAAACATTAATAGAATTGATGATGTCAGAATAATTGATCCTGGATTTGAATACTCTTCTGATAAGACCTTAAGACCAGAAGCATTTATTTCACCTGTTGTTTCTCTTGTAGATTCTGATGAAATTGTAAATATTGAAGTATTGTCTGGTGGTAAAAACTATACAACGGCACCAGATTTAATTATTGTCAATCCTCAGACTGGTCAACAAGTTGTTACTGGAATTGTTAATGCTAATTTAAATGGAACTTCAATATCATCGGTTGACATAGTACAATCACCAAAAGGATTAAGTTCTGTAGAGCAGTCAATTGTTGCCATTAATAACAGCAATGGTACAACAATCAATACTGTACAATCATCATCTATCGGCATTGTTACCTGTGTACTTGTAACTCCAATTTCTGGATTTAGTACATCAGTATTTTCTGTTGGTGAAAAGATATTTGTTGAAGGTATCCAAAAATATGGATCTACTGGGGATGGATTTAACTCGCCAGATCATGAGTACCAATTCTTTACTGTTTCTGCTTATAGAAATACTAATCCAGCAGAAGTTGAGTTTAATCTATCTGGAATTACAACCAATGCTGGAATAGCTAAAACATCTCAAAACTCATATGCCTCCATTGTAAAATATGATGATTATCCAAGATTTAAAACAACACAAAGATCTTCACTGTTCCAAGTTGGTGAACAACTCCTTTCTTTAACAAATGGTCAGTATGTGGTTGTTGATTTGTTTATTACAGAAAGTAGTGATGATTATATCAAGGTTCGTGGTAATTATCAATTAACTCTGAATGAAATTGTAAAAGGATCTATTAGTGGATCAACAGCAACTATTAATGATGTTATAGACAATTTTGGAAGATTTAATGTAAATTATTCTGTAAGACAAGACTATGGATGGTCAGATAATACTGGAAAACTAGATGAAGATTACCAACTCTTACCAGACAATGATTATTATCAATCATTGTCGTATACGATAAAGAGTCCTATTGAGTTTGAAACTCTTATTAATCCAGTCAATCGTTTGCTTCACACAAGTGGATTAAAGAATTTTGCCGATACTGAAGTTACTTCATCGTCTAATGTTTCTATAGCATCTTCAACCATTGATAGTATCAGTATTTTTGACATTCTGGAAGAAAAAAAGAGTTGATACAATTAATGGTTATGATTTGACTATTGATGTTGACACTATAACAAATAGTCCAACCAAATCCAAGTTTTTAAAGTTAAAGAATAAAAAGTTATCTGATTATATTCAGTGTAAAACAAATAGAGTTCTAAAAATAGATGACATAAGTTCACAGTTTTCAAATTCACTATCATCACTAAATGAGTATTCTGACTTGTTCATTGATGAGCAATACTCTAGATTTATTGTTCAAATAAAAAATCCAAATAATAATGACTTACAAGTTTCTGAACTAGTTCTTCTTAAAGATTCTAATGATGTATTTACTTTTGAAAAATCTAAATTATACAATACATCACAGCAATTGGTTGAAGTTGCATCAAATATTGATGAATTTGGAAATACCTCATTGAGATTTAGTCCAGCAGATCCATATGAAGATGACTATGACATAAAGGTATTCAAAAATACTTTTAATACAGATCTTGCTGGAATTTCTACACAAAGCATTGGATTTGTAGATCTAACCGGTGTTAATAGAGTTGTAAGTTCTGGTCAAACTTCTGAATTGATATCAGATAATATTTCAAATACTGATTCATATTTTGCTTCGGTTGAAGTTGTTAATAATTCTACTTTAGAAAAGAATTTTGTTGAACTCTACATTTCTCATGATGGGACAAATTCATACTTCTCCGATTATTACATTGATACTGAATCAGAGTCTGGATATTCTTCAAACTTTATAGGAACTTTTACATCTTCAATTAATAGTGGAATTTTGTATTTAAATTATGAAAATAATACATCTGATGAAATTTTATTAAGATCAAAAATTGTTGGTTTTGGAACAACTGCATCTGGAATTGGAACGTACAGATTTAAAGAGGCATCACAAATTGATGGCACAGAAAGATCTTTGAAATTAGAGTCAAATTATGTAAATGTTTCCTCCGCTTCAACCATAGTTGGATTTAGTACATCCGAAGTTACCTCTGTCAAAAACTTGATAAGAGTATCATATGGGGCAACAAGTGCTATACATCAAGTCTTGATGATGCATAATGGTGAAAACACATATAGCACACAATATCCATTTGTATCAATCGGAAGCACTTCTGGGATTGGAACTTTCTCTACCGAATATAATGGATCAAACTTTAACTTATTATTCCATCCAGATGCTTCAATCACTGATACTTTACAAATTCAAACTTTTAGCGAAGTAATTTACACAGAGAGTGATTTAGTAAATACAGCACCAGATCTATTATATGGTTCTGTAACAGAATCTCTATCTCTTGTACAATATAATGCAATTAATGGTAATAGATCTAATAAAACAGTTTTTGAACTTAAGCATGGTGGAGTTCCTATCTTTGAAAAGAAATTCAACCCATCAAATACTTCTGTTTTAGATCCATCAACTGGAATATTTACGATTAAGGATCACTTCTTTAATACTGGAGAAAGACTAATTTATACCGCAAATTCAACTTTTGTCGGTGTTGCCGCTTCTTCTGTTGGCATTGGATCAACACAAAATTCGGTCGGAATTGTTACCAATATTTTACCAGAAGATGTTTATGCAATAAGAATTAATAAAGACAAATTCAGACTTTCTACAAGAAGTGATTTTGCTTCCGCAGGAATTTATGTTACATTCACCACTTTAGGATCTGGAAATTCTCATGAACTTGAGATGTATAAAAAACTTGAAAAGAGTTTAATTGACATTGATGGTATTATCCAATCACCACTATCATACACCCCAATAAACACAACTTTAAACAATAATGGTGGTCAAATAACAGCATCTTCCACTATTTTTGGTGTTTCTGGAATATCCTCAATCACTCCAACTAACATTTTAAAAGTAGATAATGAATATATGAAGGTTGTATCTGTTGGTATAGGAACAACCTCCGTTGGACCTATAAGTGGATCTGGATCTGTACCATTATTAGAAGTATCTAGAGGATTTGTTGGGTCATCTTCAACAACTCATACAGATGGAACCGAAGTAAGAGTTTACTCTGGATCATTTAATATCGTTGGCAGTAACATTTACTTTACAGATGCACCTAAAGGAACAAATACAGCATTAAAAAATTCTTCCAACCTAGACTTTATTAGATCAAGTTTTGATGGAAGAGTATACTTAAGAAATGACTATACTAATAATAGAATTTTTGATGATATATCCGATAGATTTACTGGAATTGGACAAACATATACAACTACTGTTCAGGGTATTAATACAACTGGAATACAAACTGGAAGTGGAATTCTAATATTGAATGGAATATTCCAAAAACCATCAACATCAAATAATACTGGAAACAATTATTCATTCGTTGAAAATGTTGGAATTTCTAGTATTGTTTTCACTGGTATTACTTCATCTAATGGATCGCTTGTTAAGAGCACCTCTGATATTAATCAAAATCAACTTCCAAGGGGTGGCGTAATTGTTTCCCTGGGATCTACTGGTGGTCTTGGCATTGCTCCTCTCGTAGGTGCTTCTGTGACTGCTGTAGTGGGTGCTGGTGGTTCTATTGTATCTGTTGGTCTAGGAACTACTGATATACTTGGATCTGGATACAATGGACTCGTATCAATAGGTGTTTCTGTTTATGAAAATGGTCATGTTGGTGATGTTGCCTCTATAACAGCAACTGTTGGTGCTGGTGGAACACTAGCATTTACTGTTGGATCTGCTGGAACTGGATATACAAATCCAAGTATATTTGTTTCTGCACCATCATACCAAAATCTTGAGGTAACTGGCGTATCAAGACTTGGTGTTGGGTCCACTACTGAAACAGGATCTGGTTTATTACTTTCTGTTGATGTTGGATCCAGCACTACGACAGGAATAGGATCAACTCTATTTGAAGTAACATCATTTAGTATTAATAGACCTGGATATCAATTTAAGGTTGGAGATGTATTTACACCTGTTGGTCTTGTTACCGATAGAAATTTAGCATCCCCATTAAGTAATTTTGAATTAACAGTTCTGGATGTATTTACCGATAAGTTGACATCATGGGAATTTGGAGAATTTGATTTTATAGATCCAATCGCAGATTTACAAGATGGTACTAGAACTAGATTCCCATTAAGTTATAATGGTCAGTTATTAAGTTTTGAAACCGATCCAAACAATCCAGATTCTTCTCTGATAGATCTTAATTCTCTATTGTTGATATTTGTAAATGGTGTTCTTCAAACACCTGGAGAATCTTATCAGTTTGAAGGTGGTACATCATTTACATTTGCTGTAGCACCAGAACCAGAAGATAATATCTCCGTATTTTTCTATAAAGGAACATCTGGAACTGATAGTTTGACAGTAGCAGTAAATGAAACTATTAAAACAGGTGACTTAGTTCAGGTGTTTAAAAATAACAATTATCCTGGAACAATAGACCAAAATGTTAGAACAATTTATAACATTACAACATCAGATAAAGTAGAAACAAATTTATATGTTGATCAAGGTATTGATGAAGTAAACTTTAAACCCTTAAGTTGGACAAAACAAAAAATTGATAAAGTGATTAATGGAGAATTAATTTATAAGTCTAGAGATTCAATTGAGTCTTTAGTTTATCCAACTAGCAGAATAATTAAAGACCTATCAACAACAGATACTCAACTATTTGTAGATGATGCTCAATTCTTCAATTATGAAGAGAACAATTCTGCTCTGGTTATTTCCAGTGTTGGTGGACTGATAGTTTCTGGATCATCTCCAGTTGCTGCTGGATTTACTGCAGTAGTTTCTTCTGCTGGAACAATTCAATCATTAAGCATCACTAACTCGGGTAGTGGATATACTGGATCATCAATAACTATTTCAATATCTGCTCCACAGTCTATTGGCGTTGGTGTTGGAACAACCGCTACGGCAACAGCCACATTGACAAATGGGCAGGTTACTTCAACCACAATTGTTAATCCTGGATTTGGATATACTCAAAGTGCTCCACCACAAGTTCTTGCTCCATTACCATCTCCAATTAAAGAAGATCTAAATTCAATCACAACGGTTGAAGGTTTCTCTGGTATAATCACTGGAATTAGCACCACTTCTGGAACCTCTGGAAATCCACTGGCACTTAAGTTTAATCTTAATGCTACATCTTTTGTTGGACTTACTACTGGTTATCCAATTTACATTTTCAATACCTCCGTTGGATCAGGAGTAACTTCTATAGATGGAAGTAATTCTGCTGTTGTGGGAATTGGCACAACGTTCTTAGATAACATTTATTATGTTCACTCTATTACTTCTAGTGGATCAAATTCTGAAATAATCGCAAATGTTCATTCAGCATCCAATATTATTGGTATCAATACTTCTGGAAGCACTTCTCAACCAATTGGTAAGTTTTCTTGGGGAAGATTATCTGGGTTTACAAGATCAACTTCACCAATTTCTATTGGTGTTACAGGATTCACAATTGATTCTGGATTGTCTACCTTCCCATCAATACAAAGAAGAGACTATGGTTTAAGAGACAGTGGTGCTTTGAGAAAGGATCTTGGGTAGTATAAATATAGGAAAAAGCTAATAATATGTCTGCCATTGTAACAGATCAGTTTAGAATACTTAATGCGAATAATTTTGTAGAGAATATAGAAAGCTCTTCAAATTCATATTATGTATTTTTAGGTCTTTCAAACCCTACTCAAGTTGGATTTGGTAGAACTGCTGATTGGAACACAAACACCCCAAGCCCTGTAGACAATTTTAATAATATTAGTCATGTTTCTGACACTATGATCTTTGGAAAAAAGGTCACTAGCGTCAATGTTAGAAGATTGGTAAGAAGAATTGATTGGGCTCAAGGAACTAGATATGAGATGTATCGTCACGACTATAGCGTTACATCTCCATCACCAATCACACAGTCTTCTAGACTTTATGATGCAAATTACTATGTAATGAATAGTAATTATAATGTGTATATTTGTATTGATAATGGTTCATCTGGAATTAGCACTACGGGAAACGCTTCCCAAGATGAACCAACATTTACAGATTTAGAACCATCTAGGGCTGGAGAAAGTGGTGATGGGTATATCTGGAAATACTTATTCACAGTATCTCCAAGCGATATAATTAAATTTGATTCAACAGAGTATATTTCTGTTCCAAACAATTGGTCAACATCAACTGATTCTCAAATCCAATCTGTTAGAGAAAACGGCGATTCAACTGTAAATAATAACCAAATTAAAAAAGTCTATATTGAGAATAGAGGAAGTGGTTATTCTGGAGGTTTGGGTCAGGAAGTAAGTATATTGGGTGATGGTACTGGTGGAAAAGTATCTTTAGATGTTGTGAGTGGAAAAATTAACTAATGCTGTTGTTTCTTCTGGTGGAAAAAATTACACTTATGGAATAGTTGATCTTGGATCAATAAACGCAAACGCTACTAGTGATTTTGCCAAATTAATCCCAATCATCCCACCTTCAAAAGGTCATGGATATGATTTATATAAGGAACTGGGAACTGATAAAATTTTAATTTATGCGAGATTTGATGATTCTACCAAAGATTTTCCAACCGACACAAAATTCTCTCAAATTGGAATTCTAAAAAATCCAACTTCAATCGGATCAACTTCCGTATTTACAGAAAACCAGTTTTCTTCACTATATTCAATTAAGTTTTCCTCAGTTTCTGGAACAGTTAGTATTGGTGATAAGATCAGTCAGTCTGTAACTGGAGGATCTGCTCATGGATATGTAGCATCATATGATTCGGAAACTAAAGTACTTAAATATTATAGAGATAGATCTTTATACTTTAATCAGACAACATTAGATCAAAAAGATTATGTTGGAGTATCAACAAGTTCAAAGGTTCTAGACTTTGCTTCTTCTGCGAATCCAGTTACTACTTCAGGTGGTTTCTCTGGTTCAATTGATACTGGATTTACTGGAATTACAACAAATCCGACAGGAAGTAAAATTATAAATCTCGGCAGTCAATTTACAAATGGATTATCAAATCCCGAGATAAATAAAGGGTCGGGTGAAATTATTTACCTAGATAATAGACCACTGATTACGAGAAATTCTAGACAAAAAGAAGACGTTAAAATTATCCTGGAATTCTAAAAAATGCCACAGAAAACTAATTTAAATATAAATCCTTATTACGACGATTTTGATAAGGATAATAATTTTTATAAGGTTTTATTTAAACCAGGATATCCAGTACAGGCTAGAGAATTAACGACTTTACAGTCAATATTACAGAATCAAATAGAATCTTTCGGAAGTCATATATTCAAAGAGGGGTCCATGGTGATCCCCGGAAATATTAATTATGATTCCGAATATTATTCTATCAGATTAAATAGTGATCATTTAGGAATTCCAGTATCACTGTATGTTGAAAATTTAGTAGGAAAGAGACTTACAGGACAAGATTCTGGAATTACTGTAGTTGTTGATAATTACGCACTTGCTGCTGAATCAACAGAAATTACTGACTTAACTCTTTTCGTTAAGTATTTAAATTCCGGATCTGATAATGTTGTAAAAACTCTAAATGATGGTGAAATATTAATAACTGAAGATTCTTTTGTATATGGAAATACATCTATTAATGCTGGCGATACTGTAGCAACTCTAGTATCACTGAATGCCTCTGCTATTGGATGTGCAGTTGGAATATCGCAAGGTGTTTATTTCATTAGAGGAACTTTTGTAGATGTAGCAACTGATAAAATCGTACTTGATCCATATTCAAATACTCCATCATATAGAGTTGGACTGAACATTTTAGAAGAAATTGTTACGGCAAAAGACGATTCAAGTCTATATGATAACGCAAGAGGATTTTCAAACTTTGCCGCTCCTGGAGCAGATAGACTAAAAATCTCAACAGTTTTATCAAAAAAACCATTAACAGATTTTAACGATAAAAGTTTTGTTGAACTAATTCGCCTTGATGGTGGAGAGATTAAGAAGTTACAAAATAAATCAGAGTATTCAATTATCAAAGATTATTTTGCTAAAAGAACTTATGAGGAATCTGGTGATTATGCTGTAGATAAGTTTAATATTCAAGTAGCAAATTCATTAAATGATGGTATTTCAAATGAGGGGATTTATTCCTCTAATCAAACAACAGATTCTGGAAATACCCCAAGTGACGATTTAATGTCTGTCAAAATTTCCCCAGGTAGAGCATATGTTAGGGGATTTGATATTGAGAAGCAAGCAACCACTATTTTAGATGTTGAGAAACCAAGAGATAAGGCATCTGTTGGTACATCTTTGGTTCCATTTGAAATGGGCAATTTGTTAAGAGTAAATAATGTTACTGGCACCCCATTTGTTGGTATTAACACAAATAATAATACAGTATCATTCTACAATCAAAGAAAGGCATCAGAATCTTCTGGAACTGGTACTGAAATTGGTCAGGCAAGAGTATATTCATTTAGTTTAAGTGATGCCCCATATTCAAATGATAGCACGGAATGGGAATTATATCTTTTTGATGTACAAACATATACCAAATTAACTTTAAATCAGAGTTTAAATTCTAGTCAGTGTCCAGCATCTTCATTCATTAGAGGTGTCAGTAGCGGAGCTTCTGGATATGTTGTCACTGCTGCTTCTGGAACTGAACTTACATTAACCCAAACTTCAGGTTCTTTCATTGCTGGAGAACAAATTCTTATTAATGAGACTTCAGAATATACTAGAAGTATTAATTCTGTAAAAGTTTATGGTACACAAGATGTTAAATCAATTTTCCAAAACTCAACTTCAGTATCATCGGGGATTAAGACATCTTTCGTAGCGGATTCTGTTTTACAAAGATCAGTTCCATCTGGGTTTAACATCACTGATAGATTAACCATTACTGGAGGAACAGGTGCTGGGACAGTTACCTGTCCAGGAAAGAACTTTTTAGGAATCAGAAGTGACAGTATTATTAGATATCAAGTATCTGGTTTAACAACCGAAACATATAATAGAGTTGTCTCGGTTTCTAGTGATGGATTGACAATGACAGTTGCTGGTGTTTCCAGCGTTTTTGGGGTATGTAATGGAGGACTTCCATCCACTAATCAATCTGTTACCTTTTCAATAGGTGTACCAAATATTAGTGATAATGAAAGTTCTGGTCTTTATGCTCCATTAGATGCATCAAATGTTTCTGATGTAAGTTTAGCAAATTCAAATCTGCTAGTTACAAGTCAACTTAGGGAGTTATCAACAGATTCTGTTGGATCATTGAGTCTGGATATAACTTCTACAGGAATTACAAGTGCTTTCTTTGAAACATTTGACGCAGAAAGATATTCCGTACACTATTCTAATGGTGACATTGAAGACTTAAGCAGTGATCAATTTGTTTTAAACTCAAATGGAGCCCAAGTTGTTCTTTCTGGATTAAGAACCAGTCAATCTTCAAATGTTACTGTTAACACAACAGTAAGAAAAAATCTTATTAGAAATAAGCAAAAAGATTTTATCAGAAGTCAAAAAATTATTATTGATAAGAGTGTTTCTGGCATTTCAACTGCTTTAAGTGGATTAAGCACAAATCAATTCTATGGATTAAGAGTTCAAGATAGAGAAATATCTCTAAATGTTCCTGATGTTGTCAATGTCGTTGGAGTCTTTGAATCTCTAGATACTTCAAACCCAACACTAGACAAACTAACCTTTGTTTCTGGTCTTTCATTAGACACCAACTCAATACTGGGTGAAAGAATTGTTGGATCTACAAGTGGTGCTATAGCACAACTTGCAACAAGATCATCATCTACTGAAGTTGAAATTTGTTATCTGACACCACAGACATTTTCCGTAGGTGAAACAGTTACTTTTGAAGAGTCAAATATTGTATCCAATATCCAATTAATAACTGTAGGAAATTATTTAAATATAACGAATAGATTTGAGTTAGATAAAGGGCAAAAAGAACAATATTATGATTATTCAAAGATTGTCAGAAAAATCAATTTCCCAGAACCAACCAGAAAATTATTGGTAGTATATAATTACTATACTGTTCCTGCGAACGATTTAGGTGACTTGTATACAGTGGAATCTTACGATCAGGAAAGATTCACTAAAGATATACCTATCTTAAGAAATAATTTAAGATCTTCCGATACTTTAGATTTTAGACCAAGAGTTTCAGCATTTACATCTACAACTTCATCACCATTCGCATTTTCAAGTAGAACATTTGGCACTTCTGGAAATAATCCATCACTAGTTGTAACTCCAAATGAAAGTTCTCTTGTTGGATATAGTTACTACTTACCTAGAATTGATAAGATTGTTTTAGATACTCTAGGCAATTTCTCTCTAATCAAAGGTGTTTCTTCTTTAGATCCTAAAGAACCAACAAATGTTGAAAGTGCGATGGACATTGCTACCATCAAACTTCCAGCATATCTTTACAATCCAGATGATGCGGTCATAACTCTCGTTGACAATAGAAGATATACAATGAGAGATATTGGAAAGTTAGATGATAGAATTACTAATCTTGAAGTCGTAACTTCATTAAGTTTGCTTGAACTTGATACAAAAACATTACAAATTCAAGATGCTGATGGTTTATCTAGATTTAAATCTGGATTCTTTGTAGATGATTTCAAAAATAATAATCTTCTGGATATTTTAAATCCAGACTGTAAGTGTGATGTTGATGTAAATAATCAAGAACTTAACACACCTCTTGATTTTTATTCTCTAAAACCAGAACTTTCTCTTCTACCATCAATTAATACAGAAACTGCTGATTTTTCTGCCAATTTAGAACTACTAGATTCCAATGTTAGAAAAACTGGCGATCTCGTTACATTAGATTATGAAGAAACTGGATGGATTGAACAACCTCTGGCATCTAGAGTAGAAAATGTTAATCCATTTAATATGATTGAATTCATTGGTCGTGTGGAGCTTTCACCAGCATCTGATAATTGGGTTAGAAATATATTTGTCAGTGGTGGTGAAAGAACAATTACTGGAGACTTTGATGGTTCATATGTAGAGACTATCAAGATCAGTAGTGAACCAGATACTCACATTCGTTCCAGAAACGTTGCCTTTGGTGCTGGTGGATTAAAACCAATTACAAGATATTATCCATTCTTTGATAGCACTAGTGGAATTGATATTATTCCAAAGTTGTTAGAAGTTTCAATGACATCTGGTATTTTCCAGAATGGTGAAACTGTAGATGGATTCATTGGTGGAACTAGAGTAATAACATTTAGAACTTGCCAACCAAATCATAAAACTGGTGATATCAACAATCCAGCAACTACATTCAACGCAAACCCATATAACACATCAATTAGTTTGCCAGCATCATATTCTGCATCTTCAACAGTATTAAATGTTGATGTGGCATCATTGTCAGAAGAAGCACAAGGAAGATTTAGTGGATATCTAACAATTGGTACTGTATTAGTTGGAAGAACAAGCGGTGCTCAAGCATCTGTTTCAAATATTCGCCTAGTTTCTGATACTTTTGGTGACCTTGGTGGAGCATTCTTCTTTAGAGATCCTCTGGCATCTCCCCCACCACCATTGAGATTTAGAACTGGAACAAAAACATTTAAATTAACTTCAAGTTCAACTAACGCAACTCCATTACCAGGAAGTCTGCTTATTAGTAGCGGTGAGACTTCATATTCAACTAGTGGAATAGTTGATACATTTAGACAAACAACAGTTATTGTTAGAAGACCACCCCCACCACCACCGCCACCACCACAAAACCGTGGAGGAGGAAAGGATCCACTAGCACAAACATTTACTGTTGATGAAACAGGTGCTTTCCTAACTTCTCTTGACCTATTCTTTGCAAGTAAAGATGAAAATGAAAAAGTAACTGTTGAATTAAGAACTGTAGAACTTGGTACTCCTACAGATCAGTTAGTTCAGGATTTTGCAAGAGTTACACTTGAACCTAATCAAGTTAATACTTCAACTGACGGATCAGTAGCAACAAGAGTTACTTTCCCATCTCCAGTTTATCTACAACCTGGTGAAGAGTATGCAATTGTTATTCTCTCACCATCCTCAAATAATTATGAAACTTGGATTGCTAGAATGGGTGAAAGAACTGTAAATACACAGAATTTACCAGATGCAGAAAGTGTAGTTGTTACCAAACAATATCTTGGAGGAAGTCTATTTAAATCCCAGAATGGAACTATCTGGACTCCTAGCCAGTTTGAAGATCTTAAGTTTAAACTCTATAAAGCACAGTTTACCCAAAATCTTGGAACGGTTTATTTCTACAATCCAAAACTTGGAACAAGAAATAGTCAGACTCCAAGACTTCTACCAAATCCAATCAAAACTCTTCCAAGAAAGCTAAAAGTTGGTATCACTACAACTACAACACTTGGATCTATCCTAAATCCAGGAAGAAAAGTTGGTGAAGGAAGTTCTTCAGGTCCTTATGGATACATTGAAAAGACTGGAAGTAAAATTTCGGCACTATCATTATCAAACACTGGAGTTGGTTATTCCAATGGAACATTTACTGGGGTTCCATTCTATAGCATAACTGGTAATGGAACTGGTGCTGTAGGTGTAGTAACTATTTCTTCAAATGTTATTTCTTCGGTCTCCATAACAACTCCTGGAAATGGATATTCTATTGGTGATGTTCTTGGAATTACTACAAGTAGTGTTGTTAAAGGAACAAGTGGAAAAATAACCGTCTCCAACATAGATGGCATTGATACTCTTTATTTGACTAATGTTCAGGGTGAAGAGTTTACTGATGGTCAAGACTTGATTTACTATGAGGGTACTACTGCGGTTTCTTTGGCAAATACTGATATCAGAGGATCTTCTTCTCTAATTAGTAACTTGTATGATGGAAGAGTCATTGAAGTTGATCACTACAATCATGGAATGACTGCTGATAATAATAGAGTTACTTTAGCAGACATTGAACCAAGTGGAGCACCTATTCTTCTTACAGCAGATCTTGCCGTTGATGCTTCAATTATTTCCGTTGCCAGTACAACACCATTTGCCACATTTGAGGGGATTTCAACTTCATCAGGATATCTGAAAGTTAATAGTGAAATTATTTACTATAATAGCATTGGATCTGGTACTCTCGGGATTGGAACAAGAGGAATTGATGGTTCTTCTATAAGAACTCATAATATAAACGATCTTTGTTACAAATATGAACTTAATGGTGTATCACTTACAAAGATTAATACAACACACGATATGCCTACAGACTCTGCTCTTAAGGCGGCAAAAAATATTGACAAGTATTATCTACAAATTGACAGATCTAACAGACCATCTGGAGATAGTCAATTAAGTTTCACTGATGAAAGATCTTTGGGTGGAATGGATGTATTTGCTTCTCAAAACTTCCAGTATAATGCGGTAATTCCACAATTCAATGTAATTACTCCAGGAGAAACAACATCAGTATCTGCTCAATTAAGATCAGTATCTGGAACAAGTGCTGGAGGATCAGAACTTTCATTCATTGATCAAGGATACGAACCAGTAGAATTGAATCAAATCAATCGTCTTTCTTCTACAAGACTTGTATGTTCTGAAATTAATGAAACTACAAGATTGACAGATCTTCCAAAAAATAGATCTACTACATTAGCAGTCCAGTTTAGTTCTCAAGACCCTAATCTTTCTCCAGTTTTAGATACTCAAAATGGAGTACTGATTCTTGAGAGAAACAGATTAAACTCACCAGTTTCAAATTATTCCACTGATTCAAGAGTTAACTCAATATCAGGTGACCCACATTCTGCTATTTACATTTCAAATAGAGTTGATTTAAAACAACCAGCAACATCATTGAAAGTTCTTGTTTCTGCTTATAGACATTCATCTGCTGATTTTAGAGTTCTTTACAGACTCTTTAGACCAGACTCAAGTGAAGTTGAACAAACTTATGAACTATTCCCTGGATATGATAATCTTAAGGATTTGGATGGTGATGGATTTGGAGAAACTGTAATTGATTCTACCAAAAATAGTGGTAGAGCAGATGCATTTGTAGTATCAAGTAGAGATGATCAGTTCTTGGAATATCAATTCAGTGTTGATAATCTAGATAAATTTACTGGATTTGCTATTAAAATTGTTTATTCTGGAACAAATGAAGCGTATGCTCCAAGATTCAAAGATTTAAGAGCAATCGCATTAGCATGATTCCAGTTGAAGGGCATAAAAATCTTTACCGAGATGAAAAATCTGGTGCTATTGTAAATTATGATACTCATGGATATACTCAGTATATTAAAATGAAATCTGAAAAGCAGCACCAGAAAGAAGAACTAGATAAAATAAAAAATGATATTGATGAAATTAAGTCTTTACTAAAGGAGATTCTCAATGGATCCAAATCAAATTAAACTTGAAGATATTAATAAACTTTTTGAATATGAAATGCAGTCTAGAGAAATTGATGATTGTACTGATATTGAGAAACTTAAAGATATGTTAAAGACTTCAATTAAATTATACATGAAGCAACAGGAAGTTCTTCAAGATCTTGGATTTGGTCCAGTATAAATATATTTTAGATCCTGAAAAATTTTATAAATGGCAGCCGTTTATGTAAGTAATCTAGTCGTCAACACTGGTACTACATTTACCCAAACATTTTCATTAGAGAATAGTGATTCTAGTTCTATTTTAAATTTGAGTGGATACACAGTGTCTGCTCAAATGAGAAAACATGCTGGTAGTTCGTCATATACAACTTTTAATGCCACTGTTTTAAATAGCACCGCTGGAACAATTAAAGTTGGATTGGGAACTACGACAACCGCCTCATTAAAACCAGGTCGTTATGTATATGATGTTCTTATAACAGATAATTCTGGAGTGATTACTAGAGTTGTTGAAGGATCTGTTCTCGTTAGAGAAGGAGTAACTCGCTAATGGCAGACATCAGAGTTAGAGTCGGTGCACAAAATGCTGTCAAGGTGGTTTCATCATTGGCAGGAACTAAAGATATTTCTTTAGGTGATCTAACAGACGTTAATTTACCACCAGCCCTTTTAAACGGAATGGTTCTTGTGTATAACTCAACAACATCAAAGTGGGACGCAACATTAGAATTAACCCCAGGCGTATCCCAGAATTTAGACATCAACGGAGGTAGCTTTTAATGGCAAGTATTATCAGGATTAAAAGATCCTCTGGTACTAGTTTACCTGGAAGTCTACAATGGGGTGAATTAGCAATTGTAACTGGTATTGGTAGTGCCACAGGCACTAACCAAAACCGAGATAGAGTTTATATAGGTGATGATGGTACTAATGTTTTAAGTGTTGGTGGACGTTACTATACGTCCATGATGGACCATGTTCCTGGAACAGTTGCTGGTGTAACTAATACTAGAAATAGTGATGGTGGCATAGTTGTTATTCTTGATAACAATAGAAAAGTAGACCAATGGAATGTTGACAATCTAAGATTAGACGGAAATACATTTTCATCCCAAAATACGGATGGTGATATTGTCCTAGATCCAAATGGAACTGGTGAAATCAATATTGTTGATGATACTTATCTCAGTTTTGGTGATAATAAGGATGTAAAATTAAGATACGACGAAGCGGCAGATAATAGATTTGAAATTGAAGGTGCCGATTGGGCATTTGCTGATGGTGTTGCCATCAACATTGGTGATGTAACCGATTCAACATCAAAAGACAACGGTGCTTTAGTTGTTGAAGGTGGAGTTGGTATTGAGAAAAACCTAAATGTAGGTGGAAATGCCACTATTGCTGGTGTTTCAACTTTTACTGGAAGTGTAACAATTGGTGATGTAAAAGTTGAGCAAAATATAATCTCAACTGTTCCTGGATCAAGTGGAATTCTTTATATTGATCCATACCCCGATGGTTTAAGTAATGAAGGTACAGTTGTCATTAAGGGTGACCTACAAGTTGATGGTACAACTACTTCTGTAAATTCTACGGTTGTATCAATCAATGATCCAATTATCGTTCTTGGTGATGTAACAAGTAAGAGAACAGTAATGGCACCAGTTCTTACTGGTGTTTCAACCATTACTCTTGATTCTGTAGCAGGAATTAACACTGGAGACCTTATTCAAGGAAGTGCTTCATTACCCAATAGTGGTCTGACTACTATTACTGCGTATAATACTACAACAAAAATTGTTACTATTGAAGGTACTACCTCTGCGGGTATTACAACAACCACACAATTAACAATTACTCATGCCTTTGACACCAATACAGATAGAGGTGTTGCATTTGATTATAATACTGGTGTAGGAACCGCTAATAGCAAAACTGGATTCTTTGGTTATATTGATGGTAATAATATTGGAAGTGCTGCTACAGCAAGATCTTGGACTTATATTCCAGATGCTGTTATAACATCTCCTGGAATTGTAACTGGTACAAGAGGATACCTTGATATTAAAGGCATTTATTATCAATCTGGTGACTTTAATACTCATGGTGTTGTTTATTTTGACGCTGACGGATTACAAACATCAACAAATAATCCATCTTCACCAACTATTACATCAAAGCAAATATTGACTGCTATCACTGAGGTTAACTTAACTGTTGGCAGTTCAGCATCAGTTACTGCCGGTGATTTGATTCGTCAAGAAACATCAAATGCTTATGGTGTTGTAAAAACAACAACTAGCGGAACTACAATCACTCTTGTTGGTGTTGAGGGAACTTTTGACACATCTAATAATTTACTACAAAATGGAACTACAATGGCTCTAATCCCAACCACGGTTACCGTAATATATACAAATAAACCAACTTGGACTTCAACTCTGGATGGAGGAACATTCTAATTTATGACAAACCAAAATAATGAAGTTGATGTGAATGTTTTGATTAAATTATATAATCAAAGACTATCAACATTAACAAATCAAAATGTTTTATTAGAAGCAAAAGTACAAACTCTATCTCAAGATTATTTGGAACTGCAAGAAAAATATAATGAACTATTGCTTTCTAACCAATTAGAGGAACAGTAAAAAATGGCGAAACCAGCATCTAGACAACAACTCATTGATTACTGTTTAAGGAGGCTAGGTGCTCCTGTATTGGAAATTAATGTTGATGATGACCAAATAGATGATTTAGTAGATGACGCCCTACAGTACTTCCAGGAGCGTCATTTTGATGGTGTTGAAAGAATGTACCTAAAGTACAAACTAACTCAAGCAGATCTAGATAGAGGAAGAGCAAAAAATACAAATGGTGTGGGAATAGTAACTACCACCGCAACTTCCACCAACATTAGTGGTTATGGGACTGTTACTTCAAATTTTTATGAGACTTCTAATTTTATTCAAGTTCCAGACTCTGTAATAGGAATAGAAAAGGTATTTAAGTTTGATACCAGTTCAATATCTGGTGGAATGTTTAGTATTAAATACCAGTTATTTTTGAATGATCTGTACTATTTCAATTCTGTTGAGTTGTTACAGTATGCTATGGTAAAGTCTTATCTAGAAGATATTGACTTTTTACTGACAACAGACAAGCAAATTAGATATAACAAAAGACAAGACAGGTTGTATCTTGATATTGATTGGGGAGCACAATCTTTAGATACATATCTTGTTATTGACTGCTATAGAATACTGGATCCAGATTCTTATACAAAATGTCTATAATGACAGTTTTATTAAAAAATACTTAACTGCTCTAATTAAGAGACAATGGGGACAAAATCTAATTAAGTTCAGAGGAGTATAAACTTCCAGGAGGAATTGAACTTAATGGTAGAGAAATTTACGAAGATGCTGAAAGAGAATTAGAAAGCATCAAACAGACAATGGCACTTGAATACGAACTACCACCTTACGACTTTATTGGATAATGGCACTTAATCCCTTCTTTCTACAAGGATCTCCAAGCGAGCAGAGACTCGTACAAGATTTGATCAACGAACAGTTGACAATCTATGGTGTAGAAGTCACTTATATTCCAAGAAAATTTGTAAGAAAACAAACAATTATTGAAGAAATTCAATCTTCGGCGTTTGACGATAATTTTTTAATTGAAGCATATGTCAATACTTATGAGGGACACACTGGAGCTGGAGATATCCTAACGAAATTTGGAATGAGTTTGAGAGATGAATTAACTATAACAATATCAAAAGAGAGATTTGAAGACTTTATCGCATCTTTTTTAGCAGCACTTCCAGAAAGTGAAATAGAACTATCAACTAGACCTCGTGAGGGAGATCTTGTTTATTTTCCATTGGGTCAAAGATTATTTGAGGTTAAATTTGTTGAACACGAACAACCATTTTATCAATTAGGTAAAAATTATGTTTATGAATTAAAATGTGAACTATTTGAGTATGAGGATGAAGTTCTTGATACTTCTATTGATGAAATTGACACGACTATTCAGGAAACTGGATTTATTACGACACTTAATCTTATTGGTGTTGGTAGAACAGCTACTGCTACTGTCAATCTAAGTGAACCTTCTGGTTATATAAGAGAAATTTTTATTAATAATGATGGTAGTGGTTATACAGGAACACCTATTGTTTCAATATCAACTGCACCTTCAGGAGGTATCAATGCATCTGCTGTAGCGATTACCACTAATAAAGCAGGTGTATACTCAATAGATCAAATATTACTAACAAATGCTGGAAGTGGGTATGTTATCCCACCAATAATTACAATAAGTGGTGGAAATGGAGTTGGAGCCGCAGCTACCTGCTCTATAGAAACTCAAACAAGAGGTGTAATTAGTTTTACTATGACAGACAATGGAGTTGGATATTCAACAATTCCTTCTCTTGCTGTTTCTGGTCCAATAGGAGGAGGAACAACCGCAACAGCAGTCGCTGTGATTAATTCTGATACTCAGGTCTCTTCAATAAGGATTATCAATCCTGGAGTTGGATACACAGTTGGTGATACTCCAACGATTAGCATTTCTTCACCTCCATTAATAACTGGAGTTGGTACATATATCTTTAATGAAGTTGTAAGAGGTCAAACTTCCGGAACAGAAGGGAGAGTCAAGTCTTGGGATTCTGATACTAAAGTCCTTAAGGTTTCTCTTGTTGGTATAGGAACAACGGTTGGTGGATTTATTCCAGGTGAAATTATAGTTGGTACATCATCTACCATTTCCGCAGCAACAACATCAAATGGATATGCAATATATACAGTTAAATCATATGATCATAGAGACATTTATGATAAATATGATCAAAATGATGAAATTGAAGAAGAAGCAGATACCTTCCTAGATTTCTCACAATCTAATCCATTTGGAAATTACTAATGCTAGGAACTTATTTTTATCACGAAATTTTAAGGAGAACTGTTGTTTCTTTTGGTACTTTGTTTAATGATATTCACATTAGACATAGAAATTCTAGTGATGGTGAAATAAGTGATATTAGAGTTCCTCTTGCTTATGGTCCAATTCAAAAGTTTTTAGCTAGAATTGAGCAGCAACCAAACTTAAATAAGGCAACTCAAATTACATTACCAAGAATGTCATTTGAGATGAACTCAATTCAATATGATTCAACAAGAAAGGCGGGAGTAACTCAAACTTTTAAGGCATCGGACGGAACAAACTTAAAGAAAGTTTTTATGCCGGTTCCCTATAATATTGGATTTGAACTTAATATTCTTTGTAAATTAAATGATGATGCTTTACAGATTGTTGAGCAAATATTACCATTCTTTCAACCAGCATTTAATTTGACAGTTGATCTTGTAGATTCTATTGGTGAAAAAAGAGATATTAGTGTTGTACTTGATAATATTTCATTCCAAGACGATTATGAAGGAGATTTCTCAACCAGAAGGGCATTAGATTTATACACTACAGTTTACTGCGAAAACTTATATGTTTGGACCAATCGCAGATACAACCGATGGTCTGATTCGCAAGGTTCAGGTTGATTACTATGCTGACACAAATAGAGAAACAGCAAAGCGTGAATTGAGATATACGGTTACACCAAAAGCACTCAAAGATTATAACGATGATAATGCTGCGGTATTAAGAGAACCTCTTACAAAAACTGAAACAAGAATATCTGTCAGCACATCTTCTGGTCTTGCTGCCGATATATAGAATCATCATCAATGATGAGATTATGAAGATTGTTGAAATTGTGGATGGAACTACAATTACCGTTAAGAGAGGTTATGATGGAACAACACCAGTAACTCATCTAGAAAATACTTCTATTGATCTTCTAACTGCTGCTGATGATACTTTAGTTGATGCTGATGATGATTTTGGATTCAATGGCAATCTATACTCATTTACCGATGCTAGAGACTATAGCCCATCTAGAAGCATAGATATTTAACGGATGAATTAAAATCATGTCAAATAAATTTGATAAAATTGATCAGGCACTCAACATTGAGAGTAGCATTGTTGAGGTAGAGTCTAATCGTAGTTCTGAACTGGATACTATAAAACAAACCAGTACAGATATTAAAAAAGATTATGAATACACCCGTGCGAATTTATATTCATTAATTGAAAAGGGTCAGGAAGCAATTAATGGAATTATGGAACTTGCCGGAGAGGGAGGATCTCCAAGAGCATATGAAGTTGCTGGTCAGTTAATAAAATCCGTTGGAGATGTAACAGATAAACTTATAGATTTACAAAAGAAACTGAAAGATGTTGAAGAAGACACCGGTAGTAATAAAGGACCAAATAGTGTTACAAACAATGCGGTATTTGTAGGATCAACATCAGAACTACAAAAACTACTCAAACAAGGTTTTCTAAATAATAAAGAGTAAACACACAGTTCAATGAGCTGGTCTGGAAAATATAAAAGATCAATAGATTGTGATAATCCAAAAGGGTTTTCACAAAAGGCTCATTGTGCTGCCCGTAAAAAAAGACAGAAAGGCGAAGTGACAAAATCAAAATCTCCCTTTTCAGAAGCAAAGGAACAAATAACCTTTTCAAAATTTACCCATAAGACAAAACATTTATCAAAGTCTCAACATCAACTTGATCCAAATCTTGATCTAAAACAGTTGGTACATCATGCTGTAAAGCAGTATGTTGATAGAGATGCTGATGGGGATATTGATGTTTATGACAATCCTGGTAAAAAAACTCCAGATGAAAATCCATTGAGTGCTCCTAATCAAGCTAGTGCTGCTTCAAAACAATTAATTGCGAAACAAAAAGGTGAATTAAAGCACACTAGAAGAGGTATGGCATACGAAGAAACTACCTCTGGAGATGAAGGTCTTCGTGATTGGTTTGGAAAATCAAAGTCTTCTGATGGGAAATCTGGTTGGGTTCAATTAGGAGGAAAATGGGCAGGTAAACCATGTGCTCGTCAACCAGGACAAACTTCTACTCCAAAATGTGGAAGTTCTAAAATGGCAGCAAATATGTCAGATGAGGAAGAAGAAAGAGCAAGAAGAAGAAAGAACCGTCAAGATCCAAATCAACCAGAGAAAACTGGTGGTGCTGCACCAACAAATGTCAAAACTGAAGAAGTCAACTTACAAGAAGTAAAAGATAAACCAGGAAAAGGTAGCGGCAAAAAAGACGCCTGCTATAACAAGGTCAAGTCTCGTTATTCTGTTTGGCCAAGTGCTTATGCTTCTGGAGCACTTGTTAAGTGTCGTAAAGTTGGTGCTGATAATTGGGGAACAAAATCAGAACAAGTGAATATGGAAAGATATTGCCCCAAGTGTAAGAAAAATGAAATGAGAGATGAGTGTAAATATGGACCAAAATATTGGGATACATATTCACTACCAATCAATTTATCATCAGTAGCGATGTCAAATCCACACTATCATGCTAATAGTCCACATCCAGCAAACGAGCAGAAGGATCATGAATATTCAATGGCTCGCTCTGAAATTTCTACAATTATTTCCGCAGCGAAAAGATTAAAGAAAAAAATGGGTAAAGGTGAAGGAAGTCTTGAAGCTTGGGTTCAATCAAAAATTACAAAAGCGGCAGATTATCTAGACTCTGCGGCAGACTACATTGAAAGTGGAGAACATGATATTGAAGAGGCAAAAAAATGTTGGCCTGGGTATGAGAAAAAAGGAACTCAAAAGTTATTTGGAAAAACTTATAATCGCTGCGTAAAGAAAGAGCAATTCTCTAACTGGAGGGAAGAACTTGCAGAGGATTGGCAAAAAGTCAATCGTCAAGATAAAACTGATGGGTTGAGTCAGGCAGCAGTAGACGCTTATCGCCGTGAGAATCCAGGTTCAAAACTTCAGACTGCAGTAACTGAAAAGAAACCAACAGGCAAAAGAGCAAAGCGTCGTGCTAACTTCTGCCGTCGTATGAAAGGTATGAAATCTAAACTAACTTCTGCTAAAACTGCAAGAGATCCAGATTCAAGAATCAACAAAGCACTCCGTCGTTGGAACTGTAACTAAAATGAAATCGTTTAGAGACTTTTTAACAGAAAGTATTAACATTGCCGGAGATTTCAATGGAAATCTCTATGTAAATGGTTCTGATGCACAGTCGGAACCAGTTGGAGAATCTTTTCTTGCTGATGTAGTCTGGCAAGGAAAATTATATCGTATGGAAGTAGAAGGAAAGATGATGGATAAAAATTCACTTACCGAACAACTTCAAGGTGAATATCCTGGAGCAATTGTTCATAACATTTACCCATCAACTACAAATTCTTTAAAAGTAAAAAGCGCACAAAGATATCAACCAGAAAGACTAACTTGGACTGATTAATTATGGCTCAATTTAATAAAAACACGCAGGACTTTCTAAATCAAGAGAGGACGCTTTTTGAAGTAAATATGATCGCCAATAAAAATGGCGAGGTAGTAACTTTAGATAATCCATTCCCAGTTACAGGAACTGTTGGAATACAAACTGGATTAGGAATAACCATTAATCCAGATACAACTGCATATGATGCTTTTGGTAGACAGAGAGTTTCTGAACCATTCACCCTTGGTGATTATAAACATCTTTATGCAGTTGATCCAAACTTTTTGGATAGCGTTTCTGGAACAGGTTCAACTGTTACATTTATAGCAAATCAAGCAGCAGCAAGACTACAAACAGGTATTGGAAGCACCGCATATTCAATCCATCAAACAAAGTTTTATCACCATTATCAACCAGGAAAATCACAACTGATTTTTAGTTCTTTTAATTTCTATGCACCTCAACAGAACGCAACAAAAAGAACTGGATACTTTGATGATAGAGACGGAATTTTCTTAGAACAAGTAGGTCTTAGTACATCTGATGGTATTAATGCTGGTATAGGAACTTATAACTGGGTCATCAGAACTTTTACAAGTGGTATTGCAACTGAAACAAGAATTCCACAATCACAATGGAATAAAGACAAATGTGATGGAACTGGTGCTTCTGGTTTTAATGCCGACTTCACAAAAACTCAACTTGCATTTATTGACTTCCAGTGGTTAGGTGTGGGTAGAGTTCGTTGTGGTTTTGCTCATGATGGCAAACTAATTACCGCACACGAGTTTCTACATTCCAATAATAATCCAAAAGTTTATATTTCAAATCCAAACCTACCAGTTCGTTGCGAAATAAGAAATACTGCTGTTGGTGTTGGAGCATCATTTGACCAGATTTGTTCCACTGTTGCGAGTGAAGGTGGATACGTAGAAAGTGGTGTTGATTTTGCATATACAATGGAAACTACAAGGTCAGTTCCAACTCCAGGTGGAACAGAACTTCCACTAGTTGCCATTCGTCTCAAAAATACCTTCCAAGGATATCCAAACAGAATATCAGTTAGATTGAATAATATTTCTCTCTATGCAGAGACAAATAGTATTGTTTATAAAATTGTTAAACTTCCAAGTGATGCTTATATTGGATTAACTACTTTGGGTAGTGGAACTATTTGGACTTCTGCATCTGTTAATAGTGGAGTTGAATACTGCACAAATGCTACAGTTTACAATGATGGTGATGTGTTCGCTTCTGGTTACGTTCCATCAGGTGCATCTCAAAACTCATTGTCTCCAGTTTCATCTGGAGCACTTACATCAGCAAAGAAAAATATTATTGTTCAAAATATTAACTCAACAAATTCAGAAATTTATGCAATTATTGTAAGAACTGTATCAACTAGTGTTGGTGCTGGTGCAAACGTTGCAGCAGCACTTCAGTGGAGAGAAATCTATTAAGGTAAAATTATGAGTGAAGTCTATCTTGTATAAATATTTTTAGATTGGGATTGAAATGTGTCTGCTATTATTAAAGTTCCAAGAGAAAGATTAAGTCCTAAAACAGTAAGAAATATTGCTCGTAAAAATTGGGGATTGACTTGGGAACAAATGAGAGGTATGGATGTTCATCATTTCCCACCAAGATGTGAAGGTGGAAAAGATATACCAGAGCATTTATATGTTTGTAGTAGAGAGATACATAAATGTGGGTGGCACAATGATGCTTGGTTTATGGAAAATTTAAATAAGGCAACTCAAAAAAATATTGGTAGGAAGCACAGTAAAGAAACTTGCAGAAAGAAAAGCGAGGCACTGAAAGGTCGCTCTTTTGGCCATAAGTATGAGAGTGGAGAAAAACACCCAAACAGTAAAAGAGTTTCTATAAATGGAAAAGTATATGTTTCTCAACAAGAAGCGGCAGATGATGTTGGTATAACAATACAGGGATTATCTTATAGAATGAAGCACTGGGGTCCAGAAAAGGGGTACGAATATGTCTAGTGATGTCTATTTGGGCAATCCTCTGCTCAAAAAAGCCAATACTCCCATTGAATTTACTGAAGAACAGATTATTGAGTTCTTAAAGTGTAAAGAAGATCCAGTATATTTTGCTAGAAATTACATCAAGATCGTGTCGCTTGATCACGGTCTAGTTCCCTTTGAAATGTATCCATTTCAAGAGAAGTTGATTGAAAACTTCCATAAGAACAGATTTAATATCTGTAAAATGCCCCGTCAGACGGGTAAGTCTACTACTTGTGTTTCATATTTGTTACATTATGCCGTTTTCAACGACAATGTTAATATAGCTATTCTAGCCAACAAAGCATCTACTGCTAGAGATCTTCTAGGAAGATTACAACTTGCTTATGAAAACTTGCCGAAGTGGATGCAACAGGGTATTATATCATGGAACAAAGGATCTTTAGAATTAGAAAATGGCTCCAAAATTTCATCTAACTCTACTTCGTCATCTGCTGTCCGAGGCGGATCCTATAATGTCATCTTTCTTGACGAGTTCGCTTTCATCCCGAATCACATTGCTGATGACTTCTTTGCCTCTGTTTATCCTACTATTTCTTCTGGACAGAGCACAAAGGT